TATATGAAAAAACCTGAAGGTGAACGCAATCCTTGTATGTTTGTGCTAGACTCTTTGGGAATGCTTTCCACAAGTAAGGAGATTAATGATGCACTGAATGATAAGGAAGTTCGGGACATGACCAAATCTCAATTAATTAAAGGAGCATTTCGTATGCTTACATTGAAACTTGGACAAGCAAAAATTCCAATGATTGTTACTAATCATACTTATGATGTCATCGGTGCTTATGTTCCTACTAAGGAGATGGGTGGTGGTAGTGGTCTTAAGTACGCCGCTTCTACTATCGTATATCTCAGTAAGAAAAAAGAAAAAGATGGAACAGAAATTGTTGGAAATATTATCAAAGCAAAAACTGCCAAGTCTCGTCTAAGTAAAGAAAACAAAGATGTGGAGGTTCGTTTGTTTTATGATGAGCGTGGTTTGGATCGATACTATGGGCTTCTTGAACTTGGAGAACTTGGCGGACTTTGGGAAAATAAAGCTGGTCGATATGAAATCAATGGAAAGAAAATATATGGTAAGCAAATATTAGCAAATCCAGAAGAACATTTCACTGATGAAATAATGCAAAAGCTTGATGAAATTGCAAAGTCACAATTTAGTTATGGTAATTAATGGAAAAAATTGAGCTTTTAATTTTAAGAAATCTAATTTACAACGAAGACTACATTAGGAAAGTACTTCCTTTTTTACGGAAGGATTATTTTCAAGATTATAATCTAAAAATTATTTTTGATGAGATATACTCTTTCATTAATGAATACAATAAACCAGCTACTAAGGAAGCATTATTAATTGAGGTGGACAAAAGAACGGATCTAAATGAAACTTTTTATAAAGAGATAGTATCAATTGTAGATTCTTTTGATAATTCTCCAGCAGAACTTCAGTGGTTGATTGACACTACTGAAAAATGGTGCAGAGATAGGGCAATTTATCTTGCACTTATGGAGTCTATTCAAATTGCTGACGGTAAAAATGAAGATAAAAACAGAGATTCCATACCATCAATTTTATCAGATGCATTATCAGTAAGTTTTGATAATCATGTTGGTCATGATTACCTTCAAGATTATGATCAACGCTATGAGTATTATAATAGAAAGGAGAATAAACTTGAATTTGATCTGGATTACTTTAACAAAATTACGAATGGTGGGCTCTCTCCTAAAACTCTTAACATCGCACTTGCTGGTACAAATGTCGGCAAATCTTTATTCATGTGCCATGTGGCTGGCTCCTACTTGCTCCAAGGACGGAATGTACTATACATTACGCTTGAAATGGCAGAGGAAAAAATTGCTGAGCGAATTGATGCAAATCAAATGAATGTAAACATTAAAGATATTAAAGATCTAACTAAATCTACATTTGAAAGCAAAATTAATAACATTTCAAAGAAGACTCAGGGATCTTTGATTATTAAAGAGTATCCGACTGCATCTGCTCATGCTGGACACTTTAAAGCACTATTAAATGAGCTAGCACTTAAAAAATCATTTAAACCTGATGTGATTTTTATTGATTATTTGAACATATGCTCATCTAGTAGGTACAAAGGAAATATTTCTGTGAACTCATACTCATATGTAAAATCTATTGCAGAAGAACTTAGGGGTCTTGCGGTAGAATTTAATGTTCCAATTATGAGTGCCACACAAACTACTAGATCTGGATTTGCTTCCTCTGATCCAGAATTGACTGATACCTCTGAGTCTTTTGGTCTTCCAGCGACTGCCGATTTTCTTTTTGCTTTGATATCAACTGATGAATTAGAGCAATTAAATCAAATTTTGGTCAAGCAACTAAAAAATAGGTACAGTGACAAATCGACATATAAAAAATTTGTCATTGGTATTGATAGGTCAAAAATGCGTCTTTATGATGTTGATCAATCAGCACAAAAGGACATACTTGACTCCGGACAGGAAGAAGAGTATAATGACGAGGAACACCAATCTGATTTCAAACAAAAATTTAGGAGCTTTACTTTCTGATGAAAAATGATCAAAAAATTGATAACGACAAGTACATTGATTTTGTTCGCCAAACTACGAGTTCTGCTAGTTCTGACTTTTCTTCTCTTCTTTCTAGGTTATCAGAGTTGGAAGCACAAGATGCCGATATCCCTCGTCTTATGACTGCTGCTTATGGACTGAGTGCAGAAGCAGGTGAATTTACTGAAGTGGTAAAGAAAATTTTTCTACAAGGAAAACCATATAACGAAGAAAATGTTTTTCATATGAAACGAGAATTAGGAGACCTTTGTTGGTATCTTGCTCAAGCATGTATGGCACTTGATACTACATTTGATGAGATTCTTCAAATGAATTACGAAAAGTTGAGTGCTCGTTATCCGGAAGGAACATTTGATGTATATCGTTCTGAAAATCGAAAAGATGGGGATGTTTGAATGGCAAAACAAAAACAACTAACATTAAAAATTGATGTAAAGACAGGACTAGAACTACTTCAAGTTTTAGATATGTCAACTGCGGGATATAGTAAAGAATTTGTTCCAGAACGAATTGAAAGACTTCGATCTCTCTTAGTACAATTAGATCAAGAATTGGAAAAAATTATTGTTTGATTTAAACCTCCTTCGGGAGGTTTTTTTATAAATAGTAAAAAAGTTCTAATATTAAAATAATGGAATTATACATAGCTGAATACCTAGTAGAAAATAGATTTGCTGATGATATAGTATCGGCACTAAAAATATTAAAGGTAGTTAGTGATGATTGGTATGGTGAACTTATAAACGAAGTATTAACTCCGGAAGAAAGAGCCGCAAAAAGAGCAGCATCACAAGAAAGAAGAAGGATGTTGGGAATATCGCAAACTGATGTAGATCAATCAGCTGCAATCAGAGCAGGGATAAGAAGTAGAGGAGCTTCATCTTCTGGAGGTAGAGTACAATCTAGAACTATGAATTTATCTACTCCAGGACAAGGAAGGGAAACTACAGCGCAACAAAGAACTGGGCAACAAGCAGATGCTATTTTGAGAAGGAATAGATCAACAGGAGCAGGTAGAGAAGCAGAAGCAAAAAGACCAACTGCCTCTCCAACATTTGTTGGTCCAGGTGGAAGACAGCCATTAGCTTCACAAGGAAAGCCATTAACTTATGATATTCTCAGAAAAGGCGATCAAATAAAACCAGGAAAACCTGTAATTCAAACTGCAGATGACCCAAATAGGGCAGTTGCTCCCGGAACTAGATCCACAAGAAGAAGATCTACGAGATATAGTGATGATAGTAATCCACCAAGAGGTTGATTATATACAAAATAAATAAGTAAGGAATTCCACACAAGAATGAAAAAGTTTTCGCAATTTATATTAGAATTTCGAGGATCCAGAGCATCAGAAAAGGCATATCGCCTTGGCCTGACTTCTGATGGACATGGGAACTGGGTGGACAGAAGTGGAAAGGTAATAGCACAAACAGTTGGTGGTGATTTGGAGATGATTCGTAAAAAGAGTCCATCCCCAGAAAAACCAGAGCCAGAACCAAAAGGACCAAGAACTGCAGAAAGAGCTATAGCACCACCTCCTTCACCAAAGGAAAGATTAGGAATAAAGCCACCAAAACAAGAACCAGCACCACCTGAAATAGATAAAGAAGTTCCTTTAACTGTAGTTTTTGGTAGATTTAATCCACCAACAATTGGTCACGAAAAGCTCATCAAAAAAGCAAAAGAAATTGCTGCCGGTGGCGATTTTAAGATCTATCCTTCAAGAACACAAGATACAAAAAAGAATCCATTAGATCCAGCATCTAAAGTTAAGTACATGAAAAAGATGTTTCCTGATTTCACGGAAAACATTGTTAATGATGACAAAATGAAAACAATATTTGATGTTTTAATTGCCGCAAACGAAGATGGATATAAAAAAGTCAATATTGTTGTTGGATCAGAAAGACTACCAGAATTTGAAAGATTGGCAGGCCAATATAATGGGCAGATATATTCTTTTGATGAGATTAATGTAGTTCCTGCTGGTCCGAGAGATCCAGATGCCGATGGAGTCTCTGGTATGTCGGCATCCAAACTCAGAAAAGCCGCAGTTGACGACAATTTCCAGTCATTTAAAACTGGAGTACCAAAAAGAATGAAAGATAAAGACTCTCAGGCAATGTTTTTTGCTGTCCAGAGAACTATGCTCGGAAAGAAAGCACCAAAAGAAGTACAAGAAGTCTGGGAATATGCACCAAAATTAGATTTATTGGGATTGAGAGAACAATACTACCAAGAAAAAATATTTAATGTTGGTGATATAGTAGAAAATTTAAATACTGGTTTAGTTGGTAAAGTGACTCGTCGTGGTCCTAACTATTTGATTTGCGTAACTGAAGATGGAATTATGTTTAAGTCTTGGATAAAAGATTTAACAGAGTGGACTAATATTTCCGGAGTTCCTGCCGATCAAAGACTGGTAGGAACCGATCCATATAGAGAATATGCAATGCGTATGAGCGATACTAAAAAAATTAAAAATTTTATTAAAAAATATCTCTTAAATCTCTTTTATCCGAATACTGGAGAAAGGGTATCAAACTTGGATTTTGCAATATGATTATCGAACATGGTTCGTTACCCCCTAATATATTTTAAGGACAGCCAAAGGTTTAAACGGCACTTTTTAATGGTTTCATAAATTGTCATACTTTCGTCACTCCGGCGAGTGCCTGAGTTCTTAACCGCTTTAACTGTCCGTTCATTTACTTTCAACAAAATGTATTTATCAAGCAAAAATATATTTAATCTTTTGTATTTTTGACAAATACCGTTGTTCATTTGGTAACTTATGATAAGGTTCATAATTTTAATGTCAAGAATATAGCATTACATGGCAGATCCTTGGTATTGGCGAAGGTTTTCGAGTTTTTCCAGTGCCTTACCTTTAACAAGAGCTTCTTTTGCCATATC